CTCCATTACAGAAGACGGTGAAAGTTGTGTGACGTCCAGTTACTAAATCTGACCTAAGGTGAATTTTTCCTTTAGGCATTAATTCTTCTCCTTGTTTAGTGTTATTGTTTTAACTCTACCTACCCAACAGCTAGTCCTCCAAGCTAACTGTTGACGCACAAGACTTAAAGGCTTCTTGCTACTAGATATTTCTGAATCGAAGTTTTGAGCAAAGTCTTGCCCCATTCTTAATTGCCTTTTCAAGAGCTATTGGCCCACTTGGGTTTTGCGTATAGTCAAGCTCACAAAACGGGACTTTGTTGGTTGTGTATTTTCGGGCTCGTCCAAGAGCAAAGTCTTCGAATTGAGATGGTGTATAAGATTTATTATTCTCAAGTCTAAATACACACTTCGTACAAGTCGTTTCTTTTCCAAGTCTCTTATTCTCTGTCATGTTAGCTTTTCCTTTTAGATTGTTTAATTATTAATTAACTTATCCTAACTCCAAAAACTAATCCTATCATCCAGGCAATGAAGACTGCAATGAGGATTAGTTGTCTAGTCGAATCTTGTTTTGAGCGAAATAGTTGTCTGATTACTTGTAATCTCATTATTTCACTTTCCTTGATTTTTGGTCTTTGCATCGAGGAGTTCCTTTAATTATTCTTTTTCTAATCAGTTTATTATATTGTTCTTTGGTCAATTTCTTATTCATTTTAGTCTTCCTTTCATTTAGTTAATTTAACAATTTAATTAACTACATTTCATCCCAAACAACACAGGCAAACCAAATAAATTTACAACTTTAGATGGATTAATAAATATATAGTCATCATCATACCACTCAGCACAGTATCTATCTCTTGACTCATTAAAGAACCACCCAATACTATTAGATGGAAGATCTTTAAGTAATGTAATTACATCTTTTGGGATAAACCTATATGATAGTCCATCCTTTGCCATTTCAGCAATTGTCTCATTCTTCAAACATTACTTCGATAAAATATTTTTTCATCTTTATCTCCAAACAAAGTTACAATTTTCCATAAAGAAACCACTACTAACTATTTCTTCAGGATTAAGATTAAATTCTTCCATTACAGTTAAATGACATCCTCTAAACAAAATGTAAATAGTTCCATCTGAATGTCTTAAACAAGGTCCTATAACCTTACCTGAGTTCTCTTTGATTAATTTAGGTCTAGACCAACAGGAAGGAGTTTTAGGTCGATCTTGTTTAAAGACTAAAGGGTTGTGGAAACTAGGACGAATCAATGAGATATGTTCGCCGAGGATAGTAAATTTAGGATTAGTCATCTTTAACTATCTCCTTAATATTCCATCTATCTTTTCCATCATTGAAGTAGTATCTAATACTACTTTGTGTCCGGTTAAGTTTAACACTTAACTGGACCATAAAGTTAAATAATGCTCTTTGCACATTACCAGCATTAGTATGGAGAGTGTGAATCTCTCCATACCAGTTAAAGGTACCTTTAAATAGTTTTTTAGACATCATTAAATTCTTTCCATAGTAAATACATCATACTTCTGACCCCATCCAATACCTAGACCAGCACCATACTTTTCAAAACACCTAGGACACATAATAGCCCAATGGCCATCTATTTTAGTCTTACCATCTACAAACCATTGCTTATTTGATACCCAATTAAGATCCTCTTTACAGATATCACATTTGTCAGTTTTGCTTAACCATTCCTTAGACATAATCTAATCTCCTTTTCGTTTAGTAGTTAATTAATTAATTTAATTATCTTCATTAATAAATCCATCATATCACAATAAATTACAGTTGTCAAGTGTTATTTTGGTCCAGAACGTAATTACAGTTTGGTTATGTAGATGATTTTCCCGAATAGATTATTAAATTATTTAATCATCTAACTTAACCACATTGCTACGATCAGGTATTTCATTCATTTGCTTCTCTAACTCTACATCTTTCTTTGTAATTCTTTCACCTTCTAACTCTAACTCAGCATCTGTCTTTTTCCTCAATTGAAGAGAACCTGTAACATCAATCTTCTTCCTATCAGGTTTATTAGCATCTTCATTCTCTTCACTATCACTACTCTTCCATTTAGCTAAATCTTCATCCGTTATACTACCAATATTAGATGGACTAATCTTAACATATCCATCTTCATCAACCTCTACCTGACTCTTAATCCTTTCTTTCTCCTCCTTTCTCTTCTCTATCTTAGCTTTCATAATTGCTATCTCAACCTCATCTCTAACAGTCTCTTCCTTTTTCACAGGCATAGGCTCCATATTATCTCTATTATGAATCTTTGCAAACTCACTAGGATTTTCCAATCTAGGATTGCCACCTTCTAACCTTATCTCTTCAAACCCTTTAGTATAATGATTCTTTCTCATACTTCTATTTACTAAACTTTGCTGAGTTAATCCTCTAATGCCTAAATAGTTAAGCGCTTCACTTAAACCCATAGGTTCACTAACTAACTTATCATTATTAAACAATATCTCTCTACACAAGTCCACAGTCCATGCTACTAGCTGACTAATAGTCTTAATATAATGTCCTTCATTACTCCAATACTGATCCATCTCAGCTAATGTCCTAATATCTATCCTTGACTGAATTGGCCTAGTACTCTCAATCTTCACTTGTCTTTCTTCCTTGCTAATCTCACTCATCTTAAATCCTCCTAGTTAATTAAATCATTTAATAGTCTGTAACGTGTAACATTGTAACCAATGTAACCAATGTAACAGGTTTGTTACTCCCCATCCCCTCTAAACATGTAATCATTGTAGGTCTGTAACAATGTAACATTGTAACATTGTAGGTATTACTTATATATATATTACTTATATATATTTTTTATGTAGAACTATTATATATAGATACATTACAATCATTACACCATTACACCATTACACCCAAACATACCTACACTCTATGGAGGGGATGGGTACCAACAAACCCGTTACATATTAAACAACCAAACATAATTACATCATACACGTAGTAACGTAATTTGTCAACGTATAATTCAGTGTATTTTAACCCTCTTACTAACCTATCCACTAATCCTATCTTCATCTCCCAAGTGGAATTGCTAAACTAGTAACAATAAGAAAAGCCCAACACTATGGCTAACTAGCATTGGGCTTAGTTTAATTAACTATGTGAACTAGATATTGGTTATAGTTCTAACTTTCGTCTAGAATCGCTTGAATAGAATCCATCTTTTCTTGACTAATAGTCCCATCTACAATAGCACTAGCAATTGAATCTGGAATTCCAGCATTTACATAACTAGCGATTTTCTCTGATCTGGACTTAACTTTTACTCCTGCCTCAGTTGCCTGGATAGTGCTTCCATCTAGGTTATTTATCTCACTTAGACTCAATAGTCTAGTTGGTCTCTGAAATGCAATAATTCTATTACCTACTAGCCATGATTTAATATCTGAGTCACTAGCGGATGAAAAATCAATTCTGATTGTGATGGAAGCTTTTTCATCGTTATTGTTCGTGATTGAGCAGGTATGTTTAACAATACCAATTGTTTGTCCTAGTGTCATAATTAATGTCCTTTCATATTGACATAATGTTATAACATCTAGTTCACACGGTACTAATGATGGCTAGACGTAAACCGTACTAGCCATACCTAAATTGTCAGAGAACAAAGATCATTTAATTATTTAATCATCTAACATTAAATCCATCATCACATATTTAATCTAGTCTGTCAACATAAATCGTAACTCATTACATAAATTAAAACATCTGGTCGATGGGGAAAGATTGATGTAATAGTGCGGGGGTTAGCTTCCCTACATTTTAGCTGAAAATTTTTATATTGTACCAAAATTTCCATTTGTTGACAGATGGTTAAATTAATTAATTAACTTTTCTCTTTTCTCTTTCCTCTATTCTCTTTTTATTAATAGAATTAGACTAAACAAATACATCAAAAAATACGTTGACAATAATGAAAAGAACGGTTATAATAAATTTAAAATTGGAGAAAAATTAATGGACTTAGCAGTGGAAAGTGAAAAGGTAGAGAGAAGTTCCCTTTATGGTTTTGAGATGAGAGAGCCTGATCTACGTAGAAGTGATAGACAAGGAACTCATGATATTAAGCAGCTTTGGCAATGCTCTCATGAGATCATAGCGCTGGCATTACAAGGGCATAAGCAATCTGTAATTGCAAAGTTATTAGATGTATCTCCAGTTACTGTCTCTAACACGCTAAATTCTGAATTAGGCATTCAAAAACTCTCATCAATGCGAGAAAAGCGAGACAAAGGAATTATAAATGTAGAGAAGCGAGCTGCAGAGTTAGCAGAAAAAGCCCTTAAAATTTATGAGGAAATCTTTGACAATGATACAGTGTCTTATAACTTAAAAAAAGACACTGCAGACACTGTATTAATGGATCTAGGTGGACATAGATCTCCGACTAAAATAGACACTCGTAATATGAATACTACTGCTACTCTGCAAGAAATTGAAGAATTTAAAAAGAGAGGAATTGCTGCAGCGAAATCAGCAGGGATGATAGTAGAAGTTAAGAAGATTGACGAGGCTTAATTTTTGAGGAGGCAGGATGAACATCCACGAAAAGAATAAGTCCCACCGTGAATTACTTCAAGAAATATCAGACCAATTAATGATATGGTCTGTTGATAAAACTACAAGCGGCTATCAACATGCGCCCATGGATAATTTGGCAAAACTAATTTTGAACCATTTAAAGGCAACTTCTTTTTGGCCTGGATATGATTTTGATGAACATTAAAATAACATGCCTATTTGCTACAAGGACTTACAGAGAAGCCAGATGTAGTCCCCTGCACTTAATGCTGGAGGATAAATGATAGACACATACGAAGTCGTGAAAAAATTAATAGGCCCTATTATGCCAATCGGTGGAACAAATGAGGGCAATGACATAAGGCGTGAGAACTTAAAGAAAATGATCGCCACGATTGATTCTTTGCTTAAAGATATCGGCTATGTCGCAAGGTACAGCAAGGACCGGCATGTATATGGCACGTCCAAATCCGGCAAGATAGCGCATACTTATTTAGTTAATAAAGGGATCGATGATTATTAAATACCCCAAAAGCGCCGGAACTTTGATAAGAGAGTGGCATGATAGACAAAATAGTCTTGGTGCAGCACAATAGAGGAGATAGCACTATTTTTATTAAAGTTCTTAAGTTAATGAAAGAAGAAAAAGAAAATATAACCAGTTAATTAAATAATTTAACAAACTATGAAAATTCAGAGAAAGACAAACTTAATGGAAAATTACCAAAAGAGAGTATTAGATGAAAAAGCAGATCTTGAAGTGAAGTTAATCTCACTGACTCAGTTTATTAATTCTATTAACTTTGCAATTTTAGTTGAAGAAGAAAGTCTTCTTTTATTTGATCAGTTAATTGCTATGAGGGAGTATTTTAACATACTTAAACTGAGAGTAGCTAGATTCTAGTATGAAAAAACTCTCTATTATAATTTCTAATCGAAATGATCTTGCAATGCTCTCTGTAACAGTCAGAAGCTGCATTGAAGAACTTCGCCCTCTCGGACTGAAAAACTGTGAAATCATTATAGTCGATAACTCTAATGAGAACTTCTACAAACTACTCCCTAGTGTAATCCCTACTGGTTACATTAAAGAGAGATTAATTAAGATTTACCATCAAGACTTTCCTTGCTTATTCACTGCTCGTGATCTAGCAGTTGAAAAATCACTAGGTCAATACATCTCCTGCGTCGATTCTCACATGATCATTGGTAGAGATATGTTCTTAGACCTCTACAACTTCATGGAGAAAAACAAGCACAATACTAAACTAGCCTTCGCTCATGCACCAATCTCTTGGGCACATCAGCATGAACGTTCAGCTAAACACGACAGAGACATGTCAGTTAACGAACTAGGTAATTGGAATACTTGTTATAATAAAGTTCGCACAATAACTTGGAAAGGAATGCCTTGGATTTGCCGAAAGAGTCTCTGGCAGACTATCAATGGCTATGGAGCACTTTCTCAGCATAAGTTATCTTGGGGTGGAGGTGACATGCATATAGGAATTAAGCCTTGGCTTCTTGGGTTTAAAAACTACGCAGTACCAACTAACCCAGGCATCCATATAGGACCCTTTCCTAAAATTGACCTAGACTCTAATGACTCTTCAAAGACAAAAGTAGGAAATTACCGCCTCTGGAATAAGTCCGGAGAAGGGCCTGCTACTCTCGGCTTCCTTGTTTCTTGCTACGTACTCGGCGGAGAAGAAATGATGCTGAGAAATAAAAGTGCAATCCAAGAACGCTTTGGCAAATACTTAGATATAAACAAACACTGGTCTCAAGCTATATCATTCGGACAAGATGAAAAAGCCTGGCTTGACCAAGTGAAGATAATAACCTTTGATCAATTGCTTAAGACTAAACCTTGGGAGGCATAATGGGTACAGTTCAGAAACTAAACATAGCTGATCAAACTGGAGCATTTAAAAATATAAATGATCTCCTTGATGAATTAAGAAATGGCAACATAGAAGCTCTTGCTATTGCTTATACACGTAAAGATGATCACAGTACAAGAACCTTCAGAAATGGATTTAATAGAGTTCTATTAATTGGTACGTTAGAACAATTAAAGTTTGATATATTAGAAGGTGGAGACTTTGAATTTACTGACTATGACAAAGGATTAGATAACTAAATGGCTATTCAAATAAACAGAGCAATCTTCCTTCACATTCCTAAAACTGGTGGTACTTGGATAACTAATTACTTTAAAGAGACTAATATGGATCATGAGCATAAGGGTCTTGGTATTCATGCTCATATAGGATGTCAACAAGTAAGGGAAATTATAGGATCTACTGAAGACTTACACTTTTGCTTCATACGTCATCCTCTAACTTGGTACAGATCTTTCTGGCAATGTAAGCAAGAAGCTGTAAAGGACAGAACTGGTATATGGATAAATGAAATAGTTGATCTACCATTTCAAGATTATATAGACACTATACTACAAACTCATCCTGGATTCCTAACAGGTCATTTTAAGAAATTCACAGAATGCTGTAGATTTATTGGTAAACAAGAAAATTTAAAAGAAGACTTAAACAACATACTTAAATACTTAAGAATCTCATATGATAAGGATTACTTACTTCAAAAACCTTTTGAGAATGTAATTCCTTCAGATCAAAAATATACTAAAGAATCAGCTTTTGCTATAATGGAAACTGAGAAGAGTTTTATTAAAGAATATAATTATAACTATATCCCTATGGGCGTGTTAGATGTTTGAATCACTTAAAGAATTCTCCAGCATAGTAATCTCTGGGCCTCAACGCTCTGGTACACGCATTGCTGCGAAGATAATCGCTGCTGATACTAACAAGGAATTAATTGATGAAAGATACTTAAACAATCATGATGAACGCTTACTCAATCATTACCTAACAAAGGAAAATGTAGTAATTCAATGTCCTGGTCTTTGTCACTTGTTACATAGAATAAAAACTCCATCTACTCTAATAATAGTAATTCTAAGACCAATACAAGAAATAATCTCTTCAGAAATTCGCTGTTGGGATAAGAAGTCTGAGTTCATAGAATTGGTAAAATACGGCTATACAAATGGAGTAATTTCAGAGATTAAGTATAACTTCTGGAAAAGTCATCAGAAGCCCTTATTATCTGATAAGGCAAAAGAAATAGAATACCATAAGCTCTCAAGCCATCCTTTATTTATTAAAGATAGAAAGAACTTCAGGTGGAATCAAACAGAGTGATATACTGGATAACTGGCAGATCAGGAGCAGGAAAAACTACATTAGCCTACAGGATAGCAAAGCAAGTTAATGGCATAGTTCTTGATGGTGATGAAGTAAGAAAGCATTTTCCAGTTGGTTATAGTAATAAAAGCAGAAAAACTAACATTGAGAGAATATCTAAAATAGCTAAAATAATAGAAGATCAAGGAAAAACTGTCATAATATCTTGTATAAGCCCAAATAGGAAGTTCAGAGAAAGTATGCAGAAGACCTTTAATGAATGTATAGAAATATGTATGCCTTTTGGTCTGTTATGGAAGGACACAACTTATGAAGAGCCTTTGGATTAAACTATGAAAACTTTAATAGTCTCCCTCTACCCATATCAAGGAAAAGGTCTAGACTCCTGGATTGACCATGGAGCTGGTATGACTTACACTGCAGCTAAACAATCAGGCTGTGATGTAAGCTTTCTTGATATGAAGACTTTAACCAATGATAAAGAGTTAAAAGTTGCTCTAACGGGCTATGATCTCATTGCCATTAGTATGAAAAGTTCCTACTACGCCATAGGAATGAGAGTAATAAAGTATGCAAAAGAACTCGGATCACTGGTCATAGTAGGAGGTTACCATGCTACTGCAGCTCCAAATGAACTACTCAACAATCCTGAAATAGACTACATATTCAAAGGTGAATCAGAGCTAACTTTCCCTAAGTTCCTTAAAGATCATTTAATGTTTAAACGATCTATAACTGGTGAAAAGCCTAAGGACTTAAACCTTCTTCCATTCGTAGATAGGTCAATCTACACTACTTCAATTGAAGATTGTACTAACTGGTGGTATGGAGGAAAACTCACTAAAATGACTTCAGTCTGCGCAGCTAGAGGATGCCCTTATCACTGTGCCTTTTGTCAACCTTTAGAAAACAATCACTTTGGTAAAGCCCTACGAAGACGCTCGGTTGATAGTGTAATATCTGAACTTAAACAATTAGTAACTCTCTACAACCCTGAATGCTTAATGATCCATGATGATACTTTCCTTCTTCAGCGAAATTGGTTAGAAGAATTTATAGATAAGTACCCTGAGATAGGTCTGCCTTTCTGGGCATCTGGTCGTGCAGATGGAATTTGTAAGAATCCTGACTTAGTTCAAAGACTTGTAGACATAGGCTGGGATTTAATCTCTGTAGGATTTGAATCTGGATCACAGCGAATTTTAGATAAATTAAAAAAGGGAATCACAGTAGAGCAGAATCTAGAGTCAGCCAAGATTATTAAGTCAACTGGAGCTAAGATCTACGCTAATTACATCACAGCAATTCCCTGGGAAACTAAATGGGACATTCAAGCTACATCTAAAATGGCTGATGAAATAGACGCTGAAATGCCTTCATGGGCTTACTTTGCACCTTACCCTGGATGTGAATTAGGTGAGTATTGTATTGAAAAGGGATGGTCTTTACTAAATCAAGAAACCTACGATCGTTGTCCTTCAGGCGAAAAAGTTAAACATGTAGACTATAATTATGTAAGTAAAGTTCGCCAGGGGTTACGTGAAGATCCTTATCCTATCTTCTGCGACATAATTATCCCTGCTTACAATAACGAGCATTATTCAATAGAATGTTTAAACTCTATTAAAGACTACACAGAACCTGGAACATATAGAGTAATCTTCGTAGACAATGCATCTACAAAAGAAAGCTTGGATAAAGTCAAGGAAGTCCTCTCAGGCATTGAACACTTATTAATTCAAATGCCTACTAATGAAGGATTTGTAGGAGCTATTAATAAAGGATTAGAGTCTTCATCTGCGCCTAATGTTTGCTTGTTAAACAACGATACTATTGTATCTAAAGAATGGTTAAAGAAACTAGTTGACCACTTGGCTTCGTCCAAAGACCTTGGCATTATAGGTGCTTTGACTAACTATGGAAAAGGCAATGCAGTTGACTCTCACCATAGTCTCTCTCTTCACTCTTCACTTCTGCCCGAAGAAGCAGTCCTGTGGAAGATGGGTAGAGTAAATGAATATCTAGAATCTCATTACTACAACAGAACAACTACTCCTCCATTCGTAGCTTTCCTATGCGCTGTAATTAAGCGTGGAATCTTAGACATAGTAGGTCACCTTGATCCTAACTATGCTATGGGAATGTGGGATGATCTTGATTACAACAGGGGAGTAAGAGCAGCTGGATATAGAACTGAGCTGGCTCTAAATACTTGCATTCAGCATTTTGGTCGATCTACTTTTAATATAGTTCAAATGAAAGAGGGATTCGATGTAGACTCGTTACTCAAAACTAACAAAGCTTATTTAGATAAAAAGTGGAAAGGTAAATTAGATCCTCCTATTACTTCCGATCCTTCAATTCCAACTAAGGTCCTAACTGCACCTATCATAATCTCCAGAGCTATCTACAATACTATGGGAGAAGGTAAAGGTATTGGAATTTTAACTGAGTCACGATTAGCTCTGATGCAGAAATATTTCATCAACTCACTTAAAAGCCAAACTGATAAAGACTTCTCAATTTCCTTAGTTGTAGGTGATCCTAACAATGAAACGACTCAAAGAATTAAATCTTTAGACTGGACTGGATTAAATATCAACTTTATCCACACTACTAGTAACCTCTCAGAGTGGGAAAGCTCCATTTCAAGATCTCGAAACTGGGGACAAGAGAAAGACAAAGGCAGTCCTGAATACATAGCTAAAAACTCCAGCCATCCAATCTCTACCATAATGGCTAGACTCGACACAGATGATTGGGTAGCACCTGGATGGATAGCCCATATAAAACATATGACTAAGACTAAATCAGAAACTCACTTCATCATTAACTATCAACTAATGGGTCAAGCTCCTGATGGACGACTTTATAATTTCTACGCTAAACATACTCATGCTAGAACCAGTCCATTCCTTGTCCTAGTGCAAAAGGTCTATCCTTACATTAGTCCTTATGAAGACATACACTTGAATATGGGAAGTAAGTTCTCCACTGTCTACACCATTCCTCCTTCTTATGTCTTTATGGTAGTACATGGTGAAAATAGAAGTAATCGCCTTTATCGATTTGATCAGTTCTTCGAAGATATGGGAGAGGAAGTATTTATAAGGCCTGAGCTTAAGCCAGTTCTTATTCATAAAGAAAAACTTAAATCAAGAACAAAACCTTCATCAATAGGGTCAAGTTGGCAATCTAGAATTCAAGCTGTTAAATAAGACAATTAAATTATTTAATTAACTGGAGCAAAAAATGAGAAAATTAATTCTTTCAATAATCCTTTCATTAACATTATTAGTGTCAACTGCATCAGCTGAATTCTTTCGAGACATTATAGTAACCTCGCCAGATGGTCTATGGACTGATGCTAGAGCTTATACAAACCTAAATACTGCTATAACTGCAGTCGGCGCTACAGACCGTGAGATAGTAATAGCTTCTCCACAAGTAGTAACAAACTTAACAGTCCCTGCAAATGTTAGACTTAAGTTTCTTCGTAATGGGTCTATTACTAACTCAGGCTATCTTAATATTCAAACTACTAACATCTCTGCAGAAAATCGTCAGGTCTTCACAGGTGCTGGAAATATAGATTTTGCTGGTGGGAGTGTAATTAAGTCTGGCTGGTTCTCTAACATTGAAGCTGCATTTGCCTTAACTACTAATGACACAGTAACTCTTATTGTATCTAAACCTCATACAATTACTGCATCATACTCACCTGGAGATGATGTAATTCTTAAGTGGGAATCTCCTGGGAATATCCTATCCTTAAATGCTGGGGTAGAAGTAGGAAACCTTAAAAACATTGAAGCTGGCAACTACCAACTCTTCGCCGGAGTTGGAGACTTTGACTTTCTTGATAGTGCAGTACTTAAATTAAGTTGGTTTAATAGTCTTCATTCTGCCTTAACTTGGATTGAGTCTGAAGAAGTTACATTAATCATTAATGGATTATTTATTATTGGTCAAGATGATACTATATCAGATAATATACATACTATTATATCTGCTGGTAGTATCTTAACTATAAATTTCGGTATAACTTTAACTATATCTGGTACATTTGAATCTTCTCTGAGTCAGGTATTTGATGGTACTGGTAATATATCTTTTTCTGGTGTTATATATGGAGTATATCCAGAATGGTTTGGGGCAAAAGGTGACGGTGTAACTGATGATATTGATGCTATAATTTCTGCTCATAATACTGGAAAAATAGTTAATTATAATAAAGGTAGTATATATTATGTAGAGCCAAGTATTGGTGATACATCAAAAGCAATACCTATATATGAATATCAAATTATTAACTGGAATAATTGTAAGATTAAGTGCACTAATGGTGCTATGGCAGTATATATGATTGACTGTCGTACAGGTATAGTAGATCATCATATAAATAATATTATTGCAAGTAATGTAATTATCTATTCTGAACGTGTTGGTAGAACATATGGAAGCGCAGTTGACTTTGAATACTTTCTATTTATTAATGGAGGGTATATAATGAACTGCGAATTTAATAATTTTTCAGGGAGTGAAAATCTTGCTGCGCGCAGTATAATAAAATTCGACCTTAATTACACTCCTGCTGGAGTTGATGCAGGTGTTCCAGATGGTATAATAGTAAAAAATATGTATTTTTTAGGGAGCTATGGTGTTAGTGCTATTGTTTTAGTTGATGGAAGTACAAGTGCTGCTACAGAATCTCGAATAGGGAAAATAAAAATAGAAAATTTACTTTTGGGATGTATTACTACAATTGATTTTGATAATAGGGCGCAGTCTACTGGAAGGCACGGAGCAATAATATTAAATAAAGCAAGCTTGCATTATTCGGAGTTATCATTTGTATTTGGCGGGGTTAAAACAATACAACTTCTTAATAACTCAAAAATGTTAAATACTATTATAAAAACTGCTTCTAATGAACTTCAAGATCAACAAAGTAGCGGGGAAAGAGGATTAATTTATTCTGATGCTACAAGTTATTTTGAGGCCTGCAGTTTTGAGTCTTTAAGGATATACGCTATAGGTGTAAATTTTGCTCCTACGTATAACTATCATATGATTGATGCTACACTGTATAATTGCGATATTATTACTCCATATATATATGAAAACGCTCAAGATTATGGGTTAGTTCCTGCTGATTTCATTAAAGTTCTTTCGGCTTCTTATGGTAATAGAATAGATCATATTGAGTATTTTGGTTTAGTTAATACTACTGGAGATAGATCAGATATTAGTCAAACGTTTATAACAGCTCCAGCAACATCTTCTATAGGTTCTTTTACACCTCCGTATAGTGCGGAAGTTAAGGGTTTAACTGTAAGCCCTGGTAATACAGTCTTATTTACAATTCCAGCAGATATTATAGAATTAAGAGATACTTACGATATTAGGGTTGTCCTTAGCGCAACAGCTTGTACTGTAAGAGTATTTGCTTCAATTTCTATATTTCTTGAGAGTGAAACTACTACTTTTACAGTAACAGAAAATATACTTGAAATAACTGGTACACTTTTTATGGATTCTGCAACATCTAAAGCTATAGTAGCTACTGCTGCTATGAAAAGTGTGTATAGAAGTACAGACTCTGCTGGATCATATTTAGCTCCTTTAATTAGTGGAACATACACAGTTGGTAATGAAGTTAAAGTTTATGTCGGTATAGCAGGAGCTACTGATGTTGAAGTTTTATACGCAAGTATTACAGGTAAGCGTGGTAAATTCTCAACTGAGAATTAGATCTAAATAATGTTAATAGAAGGATATGGTAAGATAATTAATACTAATGGATCAAGAAACTAAAAACATACTATCTCAATGCTCTGTCAGCACTCGCATGACTGCTCAGACTTTCTTTCCTGAGCGCTTCTACATGCCATTTGCTGAGCAAGTTCATGGAGAGATATTTAAACTTATCGATGGGCCTGATAATAAAATAGCTATTGCTGCTCCTCGTGGTTGGGGTAAGACTTCTATTTTAGCTCTTGCATTTATGACTCGCTATATCTTATTCAATCACACTGGATTTATCTGTTACATCAATAAGTCACATGAAGCTGCATCATTACAAACTGAAAACTTACGTCGAGAACTTGTATCCAACAGGATGATTAAACACTTATTTGGTCCATTTAGAACTAAAAATGTAAATACAAAGGACTTTGAAGAGACCTTCTCCAAGAAGGCCTGGGTTGCTTATGATACATTAGTTTGGCCACGTGGAGCTGGACAGCAAGTCCGAGGTGTATTATTTAAGAATGATCGACCTGGTTTAATTGTAATAGATGATCTAGAAGATCCTGAAAAGATCCGAAACGATGAGATTCGAAAGCAGTGGTATGAATGGCTTTATGCTGATGTAGTTAAGGCAGTACCTAGAATTGGTGAGCAAGCTAAAAACTATAAAATAGTCTACATCGATACTCTAAAACATGAAGATTCTGTACTTCAAAAATTGCTCGATTCTAATGAGTGGAAATCTATTCGGCTTGAAGCTTGTGATGATAACTTTAAATCAACTGCTCCTGAGTTTATGTCTGATGAAGCAATTGAGAAGGAATGGAAAGAGCATTCAGAAGCAGGTCAGACAGATGTATTCTTTCGTGAATTAAGAAACTTACCAATTTCTACAAAGGATTCATCTTTTCAACAAGGTTATTTTAGATACTATAATGTACCTAATGATGTTGGAAGGAAGGAGACTGATCTTAAGTTACTTGACATAGATATTCAAAATAACACTAATATTGAAACTGTAGTTATTCTTGATCCTGCAAAAACGGTAAAGGTTCATTCAGCTGAGTCTGCAATAATAGGAATAGGGATTGATCTTAACAACGCTAAACTTTATGTCAGAGACATCGTCTCAGCGAAAATGTATCCAGATGAAATCTATGAAGAGCTCTTTGGAATGGGTACTCGCTTAGGAGCAAAGGTCCTAGGTATTGAAGAAACTTCTCTAAACGAGTTTATCAAACAACCTATAAAAAATGAGATGTTTCGCAGGGGTTCCTTCTTCGAGCTAATCTGGCTAAAAGCCCGAGGTGGAATGAAAAAGGAACATCGAATAAAAGAACTAGTTCCTTACTATCGAGGCGGTTATATCTACCACAATGCATCTTGCGCTAATACGAAAAAGCTAGAACAGCAACTCATAATGTTTCCTCGGTCTAAACTATGGGACATTATGGATGCATTAGCTTACATAATTGAGATGCTTGAATTAGGCGAACGTTACTTTTCTCCAAAGGATAATCCAGATGATATCGAGTCTGAGTATAAAGAACTTGATTATGAAGAACCAATAGATAATTGGAGGTATGCATAATGATAAGCTCAATTGAATTAATCTTAAGTGGTATTCTAATCTCGGTTATCTCAATAAGTATTGGAAATTTTATTGGGAGTAAAGGAAGTGTAAAAGAAGGACTATGTGGAGAAAGAAGGACTTCATGTACATCTTTGCTAATAGAAAAAATTGAAGAATTATCAAAGAAAATAGACTTACTAAACACATCAGTTAATAGACTTAATGGACTTTAACAGATAATTAAATTAATTAATTAACTATGGCAACTAAATACATACGCATAGGAAGTGCAACAAACGTCATTGGCTATGATAATGGAGATTATGTATCTGCTATTGAAACAGATGAGCCAGTTACAGTTGGCACTCCAGTTGGTCCTAATGATGCATTGATAAGTTCTAGCATTGCAGATTTAGTAACTGGCATTGCTGCATCTACAGATAATGCTATAGCAAGGTTTGATGGAGTTACTGGAAAATTACTTAAAGATTCATCTTTACTTTTAGACAACTCTGGAAATTTATCAAAGACTGTAGATGATCTAGAAATTAATTGCGGAGCTAATAAAACATTAGAATTAATTCAAGTTGTTTATGATGATCTTTATTTCGAAATTGCTCCAAAAACAACTGGTGCTGGTAAGCCAGCATTAGCTAACTTCTCTGGTAACATTAGTCAGTTTCAAATGGCTATTAATGATATATCTGAACTACGGCCAGTAGAACTAAAGCATGATGGGAAAGAAGGTACACAAATTGAGATCCATGTACACTGGGGAACTAATGGAGTTGATGGGACTGATCGTGGAGTTAAGTGGGAAATAGACTATACTTGGTCTAATGGCTTAGCGCATGGTGGAACAACTGCATTTGCAGCAGTTACTACACTATCCACTGAGACATTAATTCCTTTAAATACTCCAGATAAAACTCATATATATACAAGTGTTTTATCCTTTACACCAGCTGGATGGGAAATTGAGGCTAACTTACTAATGAGTTTAAAAAGAATTGCTTCAGTAACTAACCCTACTCCCACATTAGATCCTTGGATATTTATGGTAGGTGTTCATTATCAAATAGATACTATGGGAAGTAGATTTATTAGTGCTAAATAAGGAAACTAAATGAAAATTAGTATCGAACTAAATCAAGGTGACATTTTCTGTACTCGGAATCCTATGGCTCTTGGACGAATAATTAACTTTGTTCAGAAGATTAAAAGTAAGGATAATGAAGCAGAATACTCCCACTCAGGTATTATAATGTATAAAGATGGAATGACATTTGAAGCACTCTGGACTAATAAAAGACAGAACCTCTTCGTTGATTATCGAGGTAAGAAAGTCCTTATTGGTCGTCATAAGGAAATGACTCCAGAGAAATTCCACCTTGGTTGGGAAGGTATTAAGAAGCACGAAGGTAAATGGTATGCAGGGCATCGGTTAATTCTCTTCCTAATTCCCTTTGCTGCTAAATACATAAACTTCGGTCTTGGTATTTGCTCTGAACTAACAATGAAGTTTCTCTACAAAGCTAAAATATCATATGCTTGGAGATCTTGGAATCCTGATGATGTAGCCGATATGATAAAAAACTGGAGAGATTACGAAGTTATCTTTGAAGGAATAATTGAATAGGGGAGTAATTAATGCCTTACATTGTATCAGGTGAGCCTTCAGAACCAAAGCCAGATTATTCAAGGATGAGCTTTGATTATGAATATCCTAATGGTTTAGACTTAAAGCCAGACAGCGATTTTCATACTAAGCTAAGGAATAAAATCTGGACTAGGGCTAGAGAGTCAAGGAATGAAATGGCTAAGAGATTTCCTTCCTGGAGAGAAATAGATAAGACATTAACAGCTTATATCCCTTTAAAGGATAAAGAGAAGATTCTTAAGAAAAAGGACTCTACAAAACCTGTATCAATAGTTTTCCCTTATTCTTATTCTGTCCTTGAATCATTGTTAACTTATCTCTCAATGGCTTTCTTTCAAAATCCTATGTTCCAATATGAGGGTGTTGAAGATGATGATACTATTGGTGCTATGTTGATGGAGTTAGTTGTTAATCTTCACTGTATTAAAACTAAGGTGCCATTAGCTCTGCATACAATCCTTAGAGACTCTCTAAGTTATGGAGTAGGTATTGGAATTCCTGGGTGGGTAACTAGAAATGGCCGAGTTCCGATTAAATCTCAGTCAATTACAGAGAGTGGATTAGGTGAGTCTTCTACTGACTTTGTAGACTTTATTGATAAGGTAATATTTGAAGGAAATGATCTGACTAACATCGATCCTTATATGTGGCTACCTGATCCATCTGTTGCTAGTAGTAATATTCAATCTGGCGAATTTAACGGATGGATAGATCGTGATAACTACATGAATATGCTTTCAGATGAAGCAGTGCCTAGTTCAGGTGTATTTAATGTAAGGTATCTTAAAGCGAAAAAAGATAAAAAATCTTCCCTTTCAAATGACCAGAGTGAGCGAGAGATTAAGTTTGGAGGAGCATCTGATTCACGCAGGACAATGAATCAGTCTACAAATCCAGTTGATAATATCAAAATGTATGTTAATCTAATTCCAAAAGAATGGGGATTATCAGATGGAGAATATCCAGAGAAATGGTTCTTTTGTCTATCAGCAGATGATATCATTACTCAATGTGAGCGATCTGATCATAATCATGGGATGTATCCTGTAGCAGTTGCATCGCCTGAATACGATGGATACTCAATTACACCTATTGCAAGAATGGAAATTCTAGGTGGACTACAAGGTACTCTCGACTTCATGTTTAACTCGCATGTAGCTAATGTTCGCAAAGCTATTAACGATATGCTAATTGTTGATCCTTATCTTGTTAATATTAAGGATCTTGAAGATCCAGAACCTGGTAAATTAATCCGCTTACGTCGACCTGCATGGGGACGTGGAGTTGATAAGGTAGTTCAGCAACTTCAAGTAAATGACATAACTCGTGCTAATATGGCAGATGCAACTTATATAACCTCAATGATGGATCGAGTATCTGGAGCTGATGCATCAATGCAAGGTGCACTTCGTCAAGGTGGACCTGAGCGTTTAACTAAAGGTGAATTCCAAGGCACTAGAGGATCTGCTGTATCACGCTTGCAAAGACTAGCAATGATCATAAGTATGCAATTCATGCAAGATGTTGGTACTATGTTCGCTGTCCATACCCAACAGTATATGTCTCAAGACATGTATGTGAAGATTGCTGGAAGATCTGAACAACAGTTAGTTAAAACATTTGGAAAACAGCAACGGGTTAAAGTTTCTCCTTATGACTTGGCTATCTCTACAGACTTAATCGTCCGAGATGGTTCAATACCTGGAGGTAACTTCTCTGATGCATGGATTGAGTTGTTTAAAGTAATTGGTCAATCACCTGAACTTTCTCAGCAGTTTGATACAACTAGAATTTTCATGTATATAGCAAGTGAACTCGGAGCTAAGAACGTTGAAGACTTCAAACGTAACATGAGTCAGATTCAAACTCAGACAATGCCAGATGATGCCGTAGCGCAGCAAGTTCAAGCTGGCAACATGGTACCTGTGGGAGCCTAAGATGGAAGAAAGAGAAGTAAGATCTACTAAAATGCAAATTGAAGAATTCAAATCATCTATGCTCTGGGACGACTTTAAAGATGAATTAATTCAACTTGCTAAAAATGCCCAACTCGAATATGATATAGTAGGTGAATCTCATGTTGACGATCAAGGATTTAAAATTATTCCTAATCAATCTGAGACATTAATTCACCTTGGTGATATTAAAGGGAGACGAAAAGCAGTTCAATACTTCTTAGAAATCCCTGACATTCTAATACAGATCTTGGAGGATAAACAAGATGACTCTAGACATAACTAAACCGACTGACCAAGAATTAGTCAGTGTCCTTCCATTATATATAAGGGCAAATCGTACTGCAATTAATCTCTTTGCAGACTCAACAGATTTTGACTCTACTACTTTAATCATCACTGCAGGTGATACAGCGCTAACAGTTGGAGTTGACCTTAGCTCTGCTAAAATTGAAGTCGTTCGAATCTCTTGTACTGGTGCTGCTAACATTGCCAAGATAAGAGGAGGTACTGAAGGAAATATAAAAATCTTCATCTTCGGATCTAACACGATTAACTTCATAGATGGTACTAAATCAGATGGAAAACTCTACCTTAATCAATTACCAGTTTTATCTTCCTTTGATGCTCAGTTAGACGATGTAATTGCTTTAACTAATATCGATGGAGATGGTGCTGGAGCTTATGGTTATTGGAAAGAACTTTGGAGACAACTCTCAGTTAAATAATGAGACCATTAAATAATTTAACCAACTTAACCGTGGGAGGTTAGCAATGCCAGGAACAATTAATGAAGAGATAGAAGCTATGGGAAATTTACTTAATGCAATAACTACTGCACCAGTTACTGAGAGTATATCTACAGAAGCTCCAGGTACTGACCCACCTTCTACTGATCCACCTGGAACTGATGCACCTTCAACTAATGCTGCTGCAACAGAAGCTCCAGTAACAGATGCGCCTACTACAGAGGCTCCGTCTGAGATGGATTTGCTTAGGCAGGAAAATGCAGAATTAAAAGCATTATCAAAGACAAAACCTAAACCTTCAACTAAGGCTCCTGGAACAACTGCTCCATCCACAGATGCCCCAACTGAAGATGAGAATTTTCTAGATGGATTAGATCTAGACGACTTAACTCGTGATCCAGAATTATTCAATAAACTTTTAAACAAAGTATTTAAGAAAGGTATTGAAGTTGCTAATTCCTCAGTGAGGACTGGAAGTGAAAAAATTCTTCGTTCAATTCCTGACATTGTAAAGAATAACGTAGCATTGTCTGCTAGTTTAAAAAAAGCTAGTGAGACATTCTATGATGAAAACAAAGACCTTGAACCTTTTAAGAAGGTCGTAGCAGTTGTTTTTGAAGAAGTTGCTGCAGAAAATCCTGACAAGACCTATAAAGAAATCTTAAACTCTGTAGGAGCTGAAACTCGTAAACGATTAAATCTGCAGAAACAAGCAGTTAAACCAAACGAAAAGACAACTCCTCGCTTACCTAAGCGCAAAGGACAGCAGCAAAATCAAAGGCAACAGAACAAACCAGATGCTAATCCACTACTTAATGAATTAGCAGATATGGATAAATCACTTAACGATTACTAATGGAGGTTAATTATGGCTTTAGAAGATAGAGGTGCACAACAGGATAAGGAAATAGTTGATAAATACATTAATCCTAATGCAGCTTTTCAAATGCGAACTTTTGATTATGTAGTTCGTCCATCTGCAGATGGTGATTCAGGGCCGATCATTATCTTACTCCCTCCAGTCGCTGAAGCAAAGGGGAGATTCTACAGCATTGTTGTTAGAAATGCTGACGCAGTTAACACTGTAACAATTGCCGACAAAGATGACTCTGAATGCTGGGTTGGTGATTTAGTATTTGATGGTAAGTGTGATAAAATTCTTATGTACTCTGACGGTCTTGCTTGGTTAGCTCTTGGACAGCAAGCTGACTGGCCAGGGATTTCTACTACAGCACCTCCTGGGACTACTCCTTCTCCGACTACTGCAGCTTCTACAACTGATGCTCCCCAGGCTTAGTGTAATAGTTAATTAAACAATTTAAATATCTTTTTCTTAAGGAGAAAATAAAATGGCTGATGGATTTTTAGGAATGCGTGGAACAGGTGACTGGGTAGCAAATCAACGTCCCCTTAATTGGAGACAGCAGATATTAAAACTCTACCCAAATGGAATGGCTCCGTTAACTGCAATTCTTTCTATGATGGGAGGGAATTCTGTCGATGATCCACAGTTTAACTGGTGGACACAAGAGCAGAATGTTGTAGCTGGTGCTGTAGCAGGTGTGTTTACTATTGCTGACTTATCTGTTGCTTATGTCACTGGTGGAGTTGCAGGTGATGCTTTATTTATTCAGATAACTACTTTACTCGCTGAGAGGATTCGCCAGGGTCATCAAATCCTGCTTCGTGATGCTTCTGATTACCGAGTAGATGTTGTTTGTAAAGTGACTGGCGTTACCAGAGGAACGATCAACTCTGTACTCGCTGTGAAGTTACTTGAAGCTGATGATAACTCCCCTACTCACGATCTCAGTGATTGTGACAACTTCAAAATCATCGGAAATATTAACCCTGAGGGCGGTGAGATGCCTGATGCGATTGCACTTAATCCGGTGCAGGTCTATAATTACACCCAGATCTTTCGCTCGCCTCTTTCAATGACTCGTACTGCTTTAAAAACTCGTCTTCGTACTCCTAATGATTATCAGAAGGCGAAGTCTGAAGCTCTGGAAATGCATTCTTGGGAAATGGAGTTGGCCTTCCTCTGGGGAATTATGACTCAGAATATAGGTGACAATGGTAAGCCTGAGCGAACCACTATGGGTGTCATCAACTTCA